GTAAAGACTTTGTATTATCACCGTGGCACTAATCCATCACAAGAACTTTCTCGTAACCTACTTAATTGTTCCTCCTGCGAAGCATGATAAATGAAACACAATACTGCCCACAATGTGACTCTCAATACTCTGTTCGTTATAGAGAACAGGATGTTGACGAATATCTAACTCCAGCTTATTGTCCTTTCTGTGGCAAAGAGAATTATGGAGAAGACGAAATTATAGACGAGGAAGAGTATGAATAAATAACTCCATGTGGAGTTATAATGGAAAAGAGTTTACCTCTGAAATGATCGAAGATAATATAGGCTTTGTCTATATGGTCACTGATAGAGAAACAGGTATGAAATACATTGGAAAGAAGAATTTCTTTTCAAAGGTAACTAAGCCCCCATTAAAAGGGAAAAAGAGAAAACGTAGATCATTAAAGGAATCAGATTGGAAAACATACTGTGGTTCAAGTGAGGTGGTCAAAACTCTTGTGGAAGAGAATGGCTTAGATCATTTTGAACGAGAAATCATTCATTTGTGTAAATCAAAGGGGGAACTTAGCTACGCAGAATTAAAGGAGCAAGTGGAGCGTGAAGTTTTATTCAAGCCGGATGAGTACTATAATGCATTCATCGGGTGTAAAATCCATCGCAATCACATATTGAAAAAGGATTGACATCCACCTCAGAGGTGATATAATCTAGTTCTAGATTTAACAATATATTATAGAAAGTGAGTTAACGATATTATTATTATAGATTATTCCGCGATTGCCATTGCTGCAATCTTCTCTCAAGATCGACCTGAACAAATTGAGGAAGGTCTTATTCGCCACATGATTCTCAATCGAATTCGTATGTATAATATGAAGTTCCGTGATGAATATGGTAAGACAATCATTGCATGTGATGGAGGTTCATGGCGAAAGACCGTTTATGAGCAGTATAAGGCTGGTCGTAAAAAGAACCGTGATGAATCCCCTTTGGATTGGGGTGAATTCTTTCGATTGATTAATCTTGTAAGAGATGAATTGAAAGAGAACTTCCCTTATCCCGTAGTTACTGTTGAAGGCGCTGAGGCTGATGATGTCATTGCTACACTTGTTGAATCAACACAAGAATTTGGTCAGAATGAGCCTGTAGTGATTGTATCTGCTGATAAAGACTTTATGCAGCTTCAGAGGTATTCGAATGTCAAACAATTCAGCCCAATGAAAAGAGACTTCATTAAGGTTGATGATCCTCACTACTATCGATTCGAACACGTATGTAAGGGTGATAGCAGTGATGGTGTTCCAAATATTCTTAGCCCAGATAATACATTCACCGACGGCCTTCGACAAAAGCCAATGCGAGCTAAGAAGATTCAAGAATGGTATGAATCCAAAGACAACCTTGAATCTGTTATGGATACCGAGACCTTGCGCAATTTCCAAAGGAATCGTCAAGTTATCGATCTTGACTATATTCCAAAGGAAATCACAGAAGCCATCCGTCAAGAGGTTGGAAAAGAAGTAATCAAACCTAAGAAGGATATTCTTAATTATCTGATAACCAAAAGATGCAACATGCTTGTAGAAGCAGCTGCTGATTTTCAATCTAAATAAAATTATGAGTAAGAAAACACTACACGATATATTCACTGAAATCCAAGAAGCACCTACTCGTGCAGAACGACAAGAAATTCTGAAGGCGAATGATTCATTCTCTTTACGAACTATTCTTCAACTTAATTTCGATAGCAATGTCTCACTTGACTTGCCTGATGGAAAGCCACCATATACTTGTGAAGAGGTTCCATTCGGTCAGCCTGAAAAGAAGATTAAGATGTTAGGATATTGTGCAAAGGGTAATAGAAAATTCAATTCAATCAAAAAGGAAAAGACCTTTATCGACATCCTTGAGAGTCTAACTGAAGAAGATGCAAATATTGTTTGCCTTGCCAAGGATGGTAAGATTATGAAAGAATACTCTCGTGTATCCGAGAGCTTGGTCAAATCTATTTGGCCAACACTAGTGAAATAAAGTCTTTACATAATAGCTATTTCTGATAGTATTATAGTATGAACATCTTTGCTTTATCTCCTGTACCAGAAGTTGCTGCTAAATGGCATTGCGATAAGCACGTTCCAAAAATGATCGTCGAATCTGCTCAAATGTTATCTACGGCACATCGAGTTCTAGATGGAATATTAGATCGTCGACCATCTAAATCGGGTAAGACACGGGTAAAGTATTGGGAACTCGAAGATGATCGCGAAGACATTCTGTATAAAGCTGTTCATGTAGGACATCCTTGCACAGTTTGGACTATGGAATCTCATTCAAATTACAAATGGCATTATGAGTTATTCAAGTATCTGTGTAAAGAATATACACATCGGTATGGTAAGAAACATCTAAGCGAAAAGCTATTGCTTAATGTTCTCAAGAAAACACCAAAGAATATCAAGAAGTCCTATATGACACCTTATGCACTTGCAATGGGTTCAAACCCCGAGTGTATGGATTATGATGATCCTATTGGTTCTTATCAGAATTTCTATCAAACAAAACAACAGCGCTTTTCTATGAAGTGGACAAAGCGTGAAATACCACATTGGTTTAAAAAATTATGACATACGATTACTACTGCGATAAATGCGATAAACAATGGGAAGAATCACACCCCATTGCGGATCGTGACAAACCTGTTGGAGAAGCCTGCCCTTGCGGAAAAGGCGGCACCGTAAAAAGAGGCATCTGTGCACCTGGGTTATCATTCGAAGGATCAGTATCAACTGTCCGAAAGGCAGGTTCTGGTTGGAATGATGTTCTAAAGGGTATCAAGAAGGCTTCGGGCAAGGAGTCTAATATCGAACATTACTAATGACAAGGAAAAGTTCTTCTAAGAAAAGCGATCCTATTATACCCGAAGCTAACATGGTCATTGATTACGCAAAATCTATGCGAACAATCAAGGCTATTACAGATTCGCAAAAGAAAGCATATAGGGCTTGGGATACAGGAGAGAATCTTATATTATCAGGCGCTCCTGGTACAGGTAAGACCTTCATAGCGATCTATCTATCTCTTTTAGATATTATTAAAAATAATAGTGGAAAGAAATTAGTTATAGTTCGTTCTGTTGTTCCAACAAGAGACATTGGTTATCTACCAGGTACACAGGAAGAGAAAGAAGCTGCTTATCTGAATCCATACATTGGTGTTGTAACTGAAATCTTTAAGAACAATCCAACAATCTTTGGCTCCTTAGTGAAAGCTGGTATGGTTGAATTTCTTACAACATCATTTATCCGTGGTATCACGATCAAAGATTCTATTGTTGTGGTTGATGAATTTCAGAATTGTAACTTTCACGAATTGGATTCGATCATAACTCGAATTGGAAAGGGTTCAAGATTGATCTTCTCTGGTGATTATTATCAATCTGATTTTTCAAACAAAAGAGAACAAGAAGGCATCATTTCATTCTTACGCATTCTTGATAAATTGAAACACTTCACAAAGGTTGACTTCACATGGGATGATTGTGTACGATCGGGTATAGTTAAAGATTATCTCATAACAAAAGATAAACTAATGAGCGAGGGTCTTATCGTCGCCAAATGATAAAATGAAAAGAAACAATAAGGGTAAGAGAAACAGAAGAGATCACCTGAATGAATATGATCACTTCGAACAAAAAAGAAAAAGAGCACAAAAGATGAATAGAGGTAAGAAAGGTAAAAAAGGCTTTTCTAACCAATACGAACACGAATTGTATATGGATAATGAGTGGTAAATTCACACACAAACCAATCGAATTGAATTATGATCTATCTGCCAAGATGACAAAGGCAGGAAGATTATATCAGGTGCCAGGAGGTAATTACTATCCTTCGATGACCACTGTACTTGGTCATTTCACCAAGAAATCAATTCACGAGTGGCGGGCGGCCGTCGGAGAAGAAGAAGCGAATAGAGTCGCCCGCCATGCAACATCACGAGGAAATGCAGTTCATTACACCGCAGAACGATATCTCAATAACGAAGAAGATTATTTAAGAAATCCGATGCCTCATGTACTTCAAATGTGGAACTCTCTTCAAAAAGTACTTGATGAAAAGGTGAATAATATTCGTATGCAAGAATGTCCACTCTATTCTGATGATCTGATGATGGCAGGACGAGTTGATTTGATTGCGGAATTTGATGGAAAACCGTCAATCATTGACTTTAAGACTTCAAGTAGGCGCAAATCTGCTGATGAAATCGAAGGTTATTTTCTTCAAGCCACGGGGTATTCTCTTATGTACGAAGAGAGAACAGGGGAGAAGATCGATCAATTAGTGATTCTTATGGTGGTCGAAGGGTCTAACGATTCCATCATTTTTGTGGAGCAGAGAGATAATTGGGTCGATCTATTGAGAGAAAGAAGAGATGAGTATTTCGACTATCTCAATAAAAAGATAAACAGTTGAGTATCAACGACTTATGAACTTTTGAGTATTCTTCAGTCAAATTTTATAAGTCGTTGAATATCAATAAGATAAAGCTGTTTACAAAATCGACAAAGTAGGTTATAATATTCATAGAAAGATTGATTATGACCATTACAGAAAAAGAAAAATCCCTTATTATGATGATCGCTCGCAATGAGTATAACTCAGCGAATTACGGTGTCCCTACTGACATCTCTGAGACTAACACTTGGTGTAACTGCATCGATACTGGTTTCGTTTATGATCACATGGAAAAACTTTCATCAACCTCTATACCAGGAGTGATGGCTTCTCTCGTGAAGAAAGGACTTGCCGATTCCAATGGTGAGAGCTGCTGCTTGGAAGAAGCAGGACTTAATTATTATCTTGAAGAAATTCACGATGATAGCCTTGAGGGTTAAACTTTATTACCAATATTTTAAAAATGAAAACACTAAAAGAAATTATCCTCTCGGCCTTGGTCGGATTGACTATCGGAATTATGGCCTATATCGGTCTCACACTTGCAGTTCCTGCTTAATATGTATACAAACTCAAATCGACATAGAATGCACGAAACCGATCTAAAGGTTGGAGATTATATCTCGTATGATACTGGAGATGGTTCGATGGAGATGGGCCATGTGTTCGATCTTAAAGATGGTGGTGATACAATTATCATTGATAATGGATACGGCGGTGCCCGTGGACTTAAGTATGTATCAAAGAAAGATATTAAGAAACTATGATTATATTGACAGATTGTGATGGAGTTCTTTTGAATTGGGCTCAAAGTTATCATTGGTGGATGCACCGTAAAGGTTATCGACCAAAGAATCCAGATGAATATGCTATGGATAAATGTTATGGAATTCCTCGTGATGAATCAAAAGAGCTATGTAGAACATTCTGTGAATCAGCCGCGGTTGGTTTCCTGCCTCCTATGCGAGATGCTGTAAAGTATGTTCGGAAATTACACGAAGAGCATGGAGCCGTTTTCCACTGTATTACCTCAATGAGTAATGATCCTTGGGCATATAAACTTCGTGAACAAAACCTGAATCGAATCTTTGGTGAAGGTGTGTTCGAACGACTTGTTTGCCTTGATTGTGGTGCTGATAAAGATGAGGCACTTGAACGATATCGTGATTCAAACTTTGTTTGGGTTGAAGATAAGCCAGAGAATGCTGAACTTGGAGCCGAAATGGGTCTAAATAGTTTTCTTCTGACTCACGATTATAATCGCAATCACGAATTAAAGGATGGAGTCATTCGAGTTAATAATTGGAAAGAACTATATGAATACATCGGTTACCTTGGCTGAGAATACACTTGGAATTATCTATAACATATGCTTTATCGGATGCTTTTGGCCCCAGATATATAAGTCAATTAAAACTAAATCAGTTGAAGATGTTAGCATCATGCTATGCTTTATGTCGATCATCGGATATGCAGCCGCTCTTGGTTACGCTCTATTGAAGTTTGGATTTGACTATTGGCTCTGCATCAATTATATTCTCAGTGGAATATCGGTGATCGCAATGATTGGAGTTTATTACAAATATAAGAAATGATGCAGAAATTATACAAAAGATCAAAGACTGGAGCTATCCAGCAATGGCAGGTATTTGTCAAAGGAAATACATATTGGACTGAACACGGACAAGTGGGAGGTAAGATTACGGTTGGTGTTCCAACTGTATGTGAAGCTAAGAATGTGGGTCGATCAAATGAAATGAGTGAATCAGAACAGGCTGAATTTATCGCTCGAAGAAAGTGGGAAGATCGACAGAAATATGATGGTTATACTATAGACATTGATAAGGTCGATAAAGGAAAAGGTTACTTCGAATGTACCCTAGCTCATAAATGGGAGCCTAATGCGAAGAAGATGCCCGAGAAAGTTATGGGTTCACCAAAGCTTGATGGACTACGTTGTATCATCACAGCCAATGGAGCATTTACTCGCAATGGAAAGAAATATGTGACAACTAAGTTCATTGAAGAAAGTCTGAAAGATTTCTTTGAGGAATACCCCGACATTGTTCTTGATGGTGAATTATATTGTCACCGTCTTCACAATGATTTCAACAAAATCACATCTCTTGCTCGAAAGACAAAGGAAAGCTCTATTAAACAAGAAGATTGGGAAGAGATTGAAGATAAGCTGAAGTTATACATCTTTGACATTTATGATCCAAGTGAACCAGACAAGGAGTTCACAGATCGATATGATTTTATTCATTATGAGTTCACAGATCATGGTTTCGTTGTGCCAGTTCAAAACAAATTGATTACACATAATCAGATTGATGAATACCATGCTGAATGTATTGAAGAAGGATATGAAGGGATTATGTTACGTGATCCGTCTATGGTCTATGAACACACTCGTTCTAAGAAACTTCTAAAATATAAGCAGTTCACTGATGATGAATTCAAGGTCATTGATATCACACCTGGTAAAGGTATGCGAGCAACTATGGCTGGCCGTGTTCGATGTGTTACAAAGGAAGGTACTGAATTCGAAGCATCAATGCAAGGAACACATGAATATTTTACACATCTATTAGAAAAGAGAGATGATTACATTGGCACCATGGCAACTATTCGGTATCAGAACTTGACTCCAGATGGTAAGCCTCGATTTGGAGTTATGGTTGACATCAATCGACAAGATGTATAATATGTATAACTATGAATAATGAATATTATCTATATGGTCTGCAAAGAAGCGGCACCAACTATCTAAGGAAACTCATTGAATTAAATTTCGGTTTCCTTACACGAAATAAGAAAGGTCCTCGTAGTTGGAAACACCGATTGGATATTCCACCTAACGCTGATAACTATACAAACATCGTCCTTTATAAGAATCCTTATAAGTGGATTGATTCATTGGTTCGAAACCCTGAAGATTTCTTTGAGCGCCAGATACTCTTTGAATGTTTGAATTCTGATGGAACAATGAATATGTTGAACATAGCTAAGACTTATCGACATCATAGTGAGACATGGGTTCTATCCAATAGATTTCCTACAATCAAGTATGAGAAGCTTCTTTCTGATAAGTATGATACTCTAATGTTTATTGCCGCAGCACTTGATACAGATATGATTAATGATGATATTATCGAGCCAAAGAGTGTATTGAATAGTAGGAAGTTCACAGATGATAAGAAGAAGTACTATATCGATGAAAATGCAACTAATATGAATCAAGAACAAATTGATGAGGTGAATCAGATATTTGATGTTGACTTCCTTTCTAAACTCGGATATAGTCAACTATAAATAAAATTATGAATATTTTAGTCACAGGTGGAAATGGATTTATAGGTTCACACATTGTTGATCGACTCGTCAAGGAGGGTCATAATGTATCGGTCATTGATAATCTATCAAGTGAATCTTCACACGAGCATTACTATAATGATAGTGCTTTTTACTATAAGAATTGCATTACTGAATATGAAACAATGCGCAACATTACAAAGGATGTAGATATAATCTATCATCTGGCTGCCGAGGCTCGTATTCAACCTGCACTTAAAAATCCTCTTCTCGCGGTGAAGACAAATGTTCAAGGGACTACAAATATTCTTCAATGTGCGCGAGAGAATGGAGTGAAAAGAATCGTTTATAGTTCTACATCATCTGCTTATGGTAGGAAAAATAAACTACCCTTATCGGAAGATATGCCAAATGATTGTTTGAATCCGTATTCAGTAACAAAGACAGCTGGGGAAGAAATGTGTAAGATGTACACAAATCTCTTTAATTTGGAAACTGTCACACTTAGGTATTTCAATGTCTATGGAGATCGCCAGCCTCTAAGGGGTCAATATGCTCCTGTTGTGGGACTCTTTCTTCGACAAAAGAATGATGGAGAACCCATGACTATTGTTGGGGATGGCGAGCAACGACGAGATTTCACACATATTGATGATATTGTAGAAGCTAATATTCGTGCAGGAGATTTAGAGAATCAAGATGTTGTTGGAGAAACTATTAATGTTGGAACAGGAAGTAATTGGTCAATCAATGATATTGCCGAAATGATCGGAGGTGAAACCAAACCTATTGCCAATCGACCAGGAGAAGCAAGAGAAACATTGGCTTCAACAGATAAACTTAAAAGGCTTCTAAATATGAATCCTGTCAGTAAACTTGAATCTTATATTTTAGATAATTGATAATCAAAGACTTATGAGATTTCTGATTTTTAAAATCGAGATTTCATAAATAATTGACCACCAACAAGATAAAGATGTTTACAGAACATACCAAATATGGTATAATATTATTATAAGATTGAGATGGCGCTCTGAGCCAAATAAAAAATCAGAGTTAAACGACACATAAAATTGGCACCCAAACCAACAATGTTGAGAGGGGTGAGAATGACTTTTTACGCCACCTTAGCTCAGCTGGTAGAGCACCTCACTTGTAATGAGGATGTCGTCGGTTCGATCCCGACAGGTGGCTCCATTTTATGACGGTGTAGCTCAGCAGGATAGAGCAACGGATTTCTAATCCGTGGGTCGGGAGTTCGAATCTCTCCACCGTTACCATTTTTGTTCTTTGATATAAATAAAATTTTTAATTGCGAAGTAGCTCAGCGGTAGAGCAGGTGACTGTTAATCACTTGGTCGCTGGTTCGATCC